TTTTTTCAATAGGTCAATATTAACCCATCCATTGTTTTGATGTTGTTTAAAGAACTCTACTAAATCGTCTGTTTTAATAGATAGCTTTAAGATGTCGCCATAGGCTGTTTGTTGGGTCTTAATAAAAATCCCATTAACATAAGTCTTTTGTTGTTGTTCACTCATAATATAATCATTTAAAATTTATATCCAAATCTAAGTATAATAATTGTAAATTGCAAATAAATTAAAAAATATTTTCTGTTTGTTGTAATTATCGAATATTATTAGTATATTTGCGTTGACAAAGCAACTTGTCGTCGGTTGTCGAGTGTGCTAGGGAATTAATTACTCCCTAGCTCTTGCTCCCTCGTTAATAAAGCAAAAATTAAAATTAATTAAATAGCAAGATAATGATTATTAATCACTACAAAAACGTAAAAAATCCTTCTGTTCAATATAATATTGAATTAAACGAATGGCTTAAATTTATTAAAACGGGTAAATTTAAAAACGAAATTAATTATTTAAGGAGTTTTCATAAAAACTCAACAGACTTTAATAAAATTAAATTTAATTTACCTTGTGTTACTTATAATTTTTTTTATATAAAATTAAGGGCTATTGTCCTTTTTTTTACCATTAATTTGTATATTTGTACCAATAACCTTAATAAAAACAACATGGCTAAACCTCGTCAATTAAAACACAAAGTATTAACATTAAGAGCAGAAGGAAAATCCTATCGTGCTATTCAAAAAGAATTAGAATGTTCCAGAGGTACTATTAATTATCATTGTAAAGACAACGATATGACCGACATAGGAATGAAAGTACACCCTTTGACCAACGAACTTAAAACTCAAATTGCAGAATTTTGTAAAAGTAACACAAGCGTAAAAGCAAGTGAGAAATTTGGACTATCACTATCTACTATAAAGAAATATAGAAAATATCAAGGTTAATACCAATGAAAAAAAATTATTCGTTAAGGATTTTTATGCTTTTAGCAAAGCGTGTTTACAAGCTATCTAAAAAGCGTGAATTAGGTTGGAAGTGGAGTGATGCTCAAAAGTGGACTTCTGCTAATCTATTTATGCTATATAAGGGAAAGCCAATATCTAAAATTAAAGTAACGGAAGTTGATTCTGTTATTGTTTCTATTTTGGATGCTACACCAATGCCTACTGCTACTACTACTCCTAAACCAGTTTCTACAATCTGCTTTGACCCTTTCAATATTCCTACAAAGGATTTGAAAGATATTAACTGGTGGATGTTAGCTGACCAAGTTGCATTTTTTGATAACAACCTTAATATGAGAGTTGCTATTGGGAGCATAATTGATACTGGAGTAGTAAAGAAGTCTGAAATATTAAACTTGAACGAAACCGTTGAGGATATGCGTAAAGAGGGATTTAGTTCTGACGAAAATATAATTTTTAAAATATTAGTCGCTCCTAACAAAAGCGATGATGGTAAACCTTGTTCTTATTACGTATTGGCAACTTTGATGGGTTCTCCTTTAGATAGCGAAACCTCAACAGAGGAAGTTCTTAAAGTAGTAACAGAAGAAGATATTCCAGCTGAATTAAGAAAGGAAAGGGATTTAAAGATAAGCAAACGCCAAGAGATTATTGATTTAAGAATTGCCAAGAAAAAATCATTAGAAAGAGTACGACCAGAAAAATTAGAGGGTAAAGATGAAGCCGATAAAAAGGAAATTGTTGATACTTTAAAAAATTTGCAAAACCTATATGCTAAAAAAGTTATCTCGAAAGAGTTGTTTCAATCAAGCATGAAAGAGTTAAAAGCAAAACTAAGATTAGGTGGTAAAATTTAAACTATGGATAGCCAAGAAGACAAAATAAAACGCATATATTCAAAAACAAAAGTAGATAGATTTTATAACAAACTGGTAAAAGGAAAGGGTAACTTTCTGGTAAGGTTTGGTAGCGAATGTAACGAACTTATTTTTGATAAAGTACATAACGTATTTTCAACTGCCAACAAGAATTTTGACAACAAGTTACTTTGCTTATTTAGTATGGTTCATAGAGATGTTGTGAATTTTCTTAAAATCAACCCATACATAGATATACCGCCAAAGGTAAACACTTCTGAATTTAACTATAAATATGATGATTCTTACGGTACTCTAACTGCAACTGATTTAGACCACGCATTTTGGAGAATAGCATACGTTAAAGGTTACATTACTAAAAAAACCTACACTAAAGGTTTGCCTACTTCTGGTAAAGCTATAAGACTTGCTTCTCTTTCGGTTCTGGGCAGAGGTAAGAAGTTTGATAGGTATGTCAATGGAGAATATGTTGAAAGTATTGTAACTAAAAAATCTGATGAAACCTTACAAAAAGTTTATGTTGATATTCGTTACTCTTGTTATTATATGATGTACGAAATATCACAACTACTTAAAGAAGATTTTGAGGGCTGGAAAACAGACTGCATATACTACCGAGATACCCCAGAAAATAGAAAAATAGTACATACCTACTTTGAGGAGAGAGAGATGCTATTTAAACAACTAATTTAACTAATACTTTTTACTTTATAAATGAAAGGTTTATTTTTAGTTCCTTGATTAACTTGCAAAATAGCACCATAAATCTCTCGCATTTTTTGTCTGCTATCTGCAACTGCTATACCATTGAAGTACCAGTTAAATTCATCGTTAATAATAACTCCGAATTTATAGAAGTTACCGCTTGGTATCTTGTGATACTGCGATACTTCGTTAAGAATATTAATATCCATTCCTAACTCTTGAAAGGTAGATAGTTCATAGCTCTTTTTGTTATCAAAACTCGTAAAGGGTGTTGTCTTTAAATTCATTGTTCTTGGTTTTATTATACAAATATATAAAAAATTATTATTAAAAATAAAATTATCATTAAAAATAAAAAATTATATATGTAAAAAGTATTGACAAAGAATATGCAGACAAAATGGTAGAAGATGTATTGATTGCGGTTTCTAAATTGGATGATATTCCAAGTGGATTGAGAGTAAAAAAGGCAACTGACTATCCAACTGAAAAGCACATAAAAATAATTGAACGATGTATTTTGGCAAGTTCAAACGAAGGAAATACGATTGCTGATTATTATTTAGGTAGTGGCACAACCGCAGTAGTTTGTAAAGAACTTAACCGAAATTTTATAGGTTGCGACATTAATCCAAAAGCTATTGAAATCACAAATGCTCGTTTAGATGCAGTTTCGTAGCCTTGCACCTAACTATCCTATTGCCGCAATATTGCATGATATATGTACGGATATTATCCGCACTTGCCGTAGATTTATGAAACAGAAATAGTTAAAACCAAGTCAGGTAATGCGTAATGTGGAAATGGCATCACATCCTTAAAGGTTGCATCGTTGCGGGTTCGATTCCTGCCCTGACTACTAAAACAAGAATAAAGATGAATTACAGACAATTAAACGGTTACACAATCCGCGAAGGATTCAGAAAGTTCAACCTAGAAAACCCCCACATCTTCCAAATCTTTGAAGAACAAGCATTGGTAGCCATTTCTAGGGGCAAAAAGAAGATTAGCGCAAAACTTATCATTAATTGGATTCGTTGGCACGAATTTCTACACACATCCGAAAAGAACTTTAAGATAAATGATGCCTACCAAGCCTACTACGCCCGACTTTTTGTAGAAAAATATCCTCAATACACCTCAATCTTCGATTTCAGGAAATTGCGCAATGAGGAATCAGGTCAATATATGGAAGTAAATGAAAATGGCAACATCTCATTCCTATAAATGATATTTACCCCCAAAAAACCTATGAAAAAGGCAAAGTTCACTCAAGAAGAGATTGATGACTTTATGCGCAAAAACGAAGAGGAAATCACTCACCTCCAAGATGACATCACCTCATCCCTGCGCAAAATAAAGACGCTCCAACAGGAAATACGATACTACCAAGAACGAATCTCCCTCCTAGAAACCATAAAAATCGAAGAAAAAGCGTCTAAATCCGTTTGGAAAACAATCGCCATAGCCGCAGCCGCCATTGGCGCACTCATTATGTCCTTATTCAAGTCCAAAGAAGAATAGAAAAGGGTAGATTCCCCGAACC